GATATACAGTGGACACGATAAGAATATCACAAAACGTGTTGTCATTTCTACTTGGCAATCAATATATAAGTTTCCTACAAAATACTTTGAACAGTTTGGTTGTGTCATTGGTGATGAAGCACACCTATTCAAAGCAAAATCTCTTACATCTATTTTAACAAAATTACATCTATGCAAATATCGGTTTGGTTTGACAGGAACACTAGACGGTATGCAGACACATAGATTGGTTCTAGAAGGGCTGTTCGGAGGACTAAATAAAGTAGTCACAACTAAAGAGTTGATTGACAAGAAGACACTTGCAGATTTCAAGATTAAAGCTTTGGTGTTGACATATCCAGAACATGAGTGTAAAATTGTCAAGGATATGAACTACCAAGAAGAAATTGAATTTATTGTAACTCACCCAAAAAGAAACGAATTTATCAGAGACTTGACTCTGGCACTGAAAGGTAATACTCTTGTTCTTTTCCAGTTTGTTGAAAAACATGGAGATGGACTATATAAACAAATTAATGAAGCGACAGAGAGAAAAGTTTTCTACGTCTATGGTGGGACAGACACCAATGAACGTGAGGAGATACGGGCGATTACTGAAGGTGAGAAGGACGCTATCATTATTGCGTCATACGGCACTTTTTCTACTGGTATTAATATTCGTAATCTCCATAACATCGTGTTCAGTAGTCCAAGTAAGTCCAGAGTTAGAACGCTGCAAAGTATTGGTCGTGGATTGCGTAGGAGTGAAAGTAAAGATACCGCTACCCTCTTCGACATTGCAGACGATATCACATACAAATCAAAACGCAATTTCACTATCAATCACTTTTTAGAACGGATAAATATCTATAATGAAGAACAGTTTGATTATGAAATTAAAAGGATAAAACTAAAATGACCCAAGACAATCAGTATAAAATAATGAAGCTGTCGAGTGGTGAGGAGATTATTTGTAATTTGGTTGCAGATGAACACCCCAGAACTTTTAGTATTTCTTCCCCTTTAAGAATGATTTCAATGCCCAAGGTTACTAAACGTGGTGTTGAAGAGGCCTTATCTTTGCAACGCTGGATTCATTTTTCTGAGACAGAAGTATACGATGTTCCTAAAACTCAAGTATTAGTTATGACTAATGCCTCTATTGGACTATCCAAATTCTACGAACATTGTATTAAAAGAATGAAGATGGAAGATATTGAAGGCCCTACCGATAATGAACTTAAAGAAATTGACTATGAAGAAGAGTTTGAAGAAGAACCCTTTGATGAACCTAGTTCAAAGACATATCATTAGATCTATTCATTCTCAAACCCAGCATAGTAAATATACCCTCTTGTCAAGAGATTGTCAATAGATTTCGCTAATTATTTTTTCTCTTGACAATAGGTTAGGTTTACTGTATAGTGTATGAATAGTCGTAAATTTAATTACGACAAAATATGTGGAGTTATTATGGCTAAAAGAAAAACAGGAGTCCATTATGTTAATAATGCAGAATTCCTACAAGCAATGAAAGATTGGAAAGCCAAGTGTAAGGAAGCAGAGGAACTAGGTGACCCACAACCACCAGTTTCTAACTACATTGGAGAATGTTTCCTTAAAATTGCAAATCATCTTTCTTACCGACCAAATTTTATCAACTATACCTATAGAGATGAAATGATTTCTGATGGTATTGAGAACTGTCTACAGTATTGTAGTAATTTTAATCCAGAAAAATCGAACAATCCATTTGCGTATTTCACGCAAATTATCTACTACGCATTCATTCGTAGAATTCAAAAAGAAAAGAAACAACAACACGTTAAACACAAGATTATCGAAAATATGAATGTCGATATGCTTATGGACGGTGATGATGACCAGTCAGCATATGTTGATTACTTACAGAAGAACTTTCTTCCTGCTGAAGCAGTTTACAAACCCAAGAAGAAAAAGAAATCTGAACCCAAAGGACTTGAAAAATTTTATGATGATGAAGGTGAAGAGATAAATGAAGATAGCACTGATAACTGATACTCACTTTGGTGCAAGAAACGATAACATAGCATTCAACGAATACTTCTATCAGTTTTGGGAAAATACATTCTTCCCATATATTGAAAAGAATGGTATTGATACTGTTATCCACTTAGGTGATGTAATGGACAGACGAAAGTTTGTTTCCTATAAGATTGCAAAAGATTTTCGTGAGCGTTTCATTCAACGATTTGTTGATATGGGTGTAACACTACACATGATGGTGGGTAATCACGATACATTCTATAAGAACACAAACGATGTAAACTCTCTTGCAGAACTTGTTGAGGGAAGATATCCAAAGATGTTTGTATATCCAGATCCAACTACAGTGGATTTTGATGGAACACCTATTTGTTTTATTCCTTGGATTTGTGCAGAAAACTATGCAGACACGATGAATCATGTTAAGGATACCAAGGCTCAAGTTGCAATGGGACACTTAGAAATCAATGGTTTTGAAATGCACGCTGGACATTTTGCAGAAAATGGTTATAGTAAAGGATTTCTAAACAAATTTGATACTGTCTTTTCTGGTCACTTCCATAAAAAATCAGATGATGGTCATGTCTACTATTTGGGTAACACCTATCAGATGACATGGAGTGACAACGGTTGTCCTAAAGGTTTTCATGTTTTCGATACAAACACTAGAGAACTAGAAAGGATTGTCAACCCCTACACCATCTTTGAAAAAGTCTATTATGATGACTCTACAACAGATTATTCTGCCTTTGATGTCTTGACATTGAAGGATAAGTTTGTTAAAATAGTGGTAGTTAATAAAAAGGACTTTTATCAGTTCGATAGGTTCGTTGATAGAGTTCTTCATGAATCTGGTGCTCACGAGATAAAGATTGTTGAAGACTTTAGTGAACTTGATGCAGAGAATGTTGATGATGCAATCATTGAGAACGCAGAAGACAACATGACTCTGATTGAGCGTTATATTGATGAACTTGATGTTGACTTGGATAAGAAACGATTGACAAATATGATGAAGGGTCTCTATGTAGAGGCCAGTGATTTGGAGTTATAATTTGATTACCTTTAAGTATGTGCGTTGGAAGAACTTTCTTTCAACAGGGAATAACTTTACAGAAATTCAGTTGGATAGAAGTCCAACTACTTTGATCATTGGTGAGAACGGTGCTGGTAAATCCACTATTCTGGATGCATTGTGTTTTGGACTGTTCAATAAACCGTTTCGTAACATTTCTAAGTCCCAACTTGTAAACTCTGTCAATGGTGGTTCAGCCATGGTTGAAGTGTGTTTCAATGTTGGTGGAAAAGAGGTTCGTGTATGTCGTGGTATCAAACCTAATAAGTTTGAAGTCTATGTAAATGACAACATGATAAACCAAGATGCAAATGCAAGGGATTATCAGAAGTATCTAGAACAACAAATTATGGGACTCAATTATCGTTCATTTACACAGGTTGTTATTCTAGGTTCTTCTACCTTTGTTCCATTTATGCAGTTGTCTACCAAGGCACGCCGTGAGGTTGTAGAGGACATTTTAGATATTAAGATTTTCTCTTTGATGAACTTCTTACTTAAAAATAAGAACAAGGAGTTGGGTGAAGAGATTCGTAATGTTGAATATCAATATGATTTAACAAAAGAGAAGATTGCACTGCAAGAGAAGTTTATTGCAGAAGTGGTGAATAATAAGTCTGCTATTATTGCAGAGAATAAACAAAAGATTTTCGATAACAATTCGACAATTGATTGGAAAAGGGATGATATTAAAGCTCTTGAAATTGAGACAGAAGAATTGTCTCATGACTCTGAAGAGCAGTTGAAGATTGAACAGAAACTTAAAAAACTCAATAAGACTGAGGCAGCACTTCAAAACAGAAAGGCAGAACATGACCGTCAAATCAAATTTTTCCAGAACAACGATGAATGTCCGACTTGCGAACAGACAATCACAGATGCAACGAAGCAGACGCAGATTGAATCACGAACTACAAAAATCGGAGAACTTGAAACCGCTATCGGAGATATTGACCGAATGGAATCAGAAGAACAGGACAAACTCCAACTAATCTTAAACAACTTAGAAAACATTCGTAACAATGATGTTGAGATTGCAAAGATTCGTTCTTCTATTTCAGAGTTAGAAAAGTTCAATGCAAAACTTCAGAAAGATATTGAGGCCTATGAAAGAGGTTCTGTATCTGAAGAGGACAAAGAAAAGTTATCTGAACTCAAAGGACAGATTAAACTTATTGATGATCAAAAATCTAAGTTAAGTGAAGATAGGTTCTATATTGATGTTGCACGAAACCTTTTACAAGACAGTGGTATTAAAACAAAGATTGTGAAACAATACTTACCAATTATGAATAAGTTGGTAAACACATATCTCAGTTCTATGGATTTCTTTGTGAACTTTAATATTGACGAAAACTTTAACGAAACTATCAAGTCACGTTTTCGTGATGAGTTTTCTTATGCATCATTCTCTGAAGGTGAGAAGATGCGTATCGACTTAGCATTACTCTTTACATGGAGAGCAGTTGCAAAGATGAAGAATTCAACCAACACTAATCTACTCATTCTTGATGAGATATTTGATAGTTCGTTGGATGGAACAGGGACAGATGACTTCCTAAAAATTCTGAATACATTTCATGACCAGAATGTGTTTGTCATCTCACACAAACAAGATATTTTGTTTGATAAGTTCAGAAGTATTATTAAATTTGAAAAGGTCAACAATTTTTCAAGGATTGCATCATGATATACAAACTACTAGAGGCCGGTAGTCCCTCTCTAAACGTAAAACTACCAGACATTACATTTGAAGAACTTAAAGAAAAACACGACTTGACACCACAAGAATTCTTTGATAATATGAAAGGAACTATGGCCGCAATGCGTGGTATTGGACTTTCTGCAAATCAGTGTGGATTGTCTGTTCGTGCATTTGTAATGTATACAGACCTACAAAATAATACTATTGAAGTATTCTTTAATCCCAAAGTCATATGGGAGTCAGAAGATAGTGAATATTTCAGTGAAGGTTGTCTAACTTTCCCATTCCTATTCTTAAACCTAAAACGCCCTAAAACCATTGAGTTTGAATATATGGACATCAATGGTGAACAAAAGAAGGGTAAATTCACAGGATTGACTGCTCGTATCTTCCAACATGAATATGACCATATGGAAGGACGCAACTTCACAATGCTCGCCTCTAGGTTGAAATTAGAGATGGCACAGAAAAAAGCAGCAAAAAAACTCAAAAAATTAGTAAAAACCGCTTGACAAACCTGTTCTCATAACATATAATGTATATGTAAGTTGAGAAAAGGAAGTTGAGATGATTGATCCAAAATTCAAGAAACATATGGAAGATATGTGGTCTGCAACAGAAATCAATGGTGTGAAGGTTAAAGAACGCATCCTTGGTTTTGGTTCACTACCAGATATCAAATTTATTATGGAAGATGGTTCTTTCTTGTCTGCAAAGGAACTTTTCAATGCAGGCCGGTGATTGGATAACCTTGAAGGGTAAGACTCGACATGGTAAGAATCGCATTAATCAGCATGGTGAAAACTGGATGATTCGTGCGGTTTCTGTATTCCAAGGACAACCCGCTCTCATGTTACGTTCTGAGAACAGAACAGATAAAGGTGGATTTGACGGACGTTGGGTTCACATAAAAGATGATAAAAATTTTGAAATTGTTTCAAAAACATCTTGACATTGTTCTCAAAACAAGGTATTATGTATATACAAACTGAAAAAAACGGAGAATTATATTATGGCACACGAACTTGAAATCGTAAATGGACAGGCCCAGATGGCCTATGTTGGTAAACTTCCTTGGCATGGACTTGGAACTAAAGTTGAACAGGACTTGACCCCTGCTCAATTCCAAGAAGTTGCTGGACTGAATTGGGAAGTCACAAAAGAAAAACTGATGACACCAAGTGGTAAAGTTGTTCCAAATAAAGAGGCACTTGTTCGTTCCTCTGATGGTGCAATCCTTGATGTTGTAGGAACAGGTTGGAATCCTGTTCAGAACTCAGAGGCATTTGAGTTCTTCCATGACTATGTAATGGCTGGTGACATGGAAATGCACACTGCCGGTTCACTTAAAGGTGGACAGATGGTTTGGGCCCTTGCAAAAACTAAAGAGTCTTTTGAACTCTTCAATGGTGATGTAACAGATAACTACTTTCTGTTTACTAATCCACACCAGTTTGGTAAGTCAATCAATATTCGTATGACACCAATTCGTGTTGTATGTAACAATACTCTTACATTGTCTCTTTCACAAGAAACTGACAAGATGGTTACAGTAAACCACCGCAAGGCATTTGACCCAGATATGGTTAAAGAACAGATGGGTATTGCTCGTGAAAAAATGGAACAATACAAATCAATGGCTGCGTTCTTGGGTTCAAAACGCTACACTGCCGATAACGTAATCCAATACTTCAATGAGGTGTTTGGTGCTCCTGCAAAAGAGAAAGTGGACAATGTTATTCCTTTCACTTCTCGTAATGCAAAGACTGCCTTTGAGAACTTGGATACACAACCTGGCGCTAACTTTGCTCAAGGTTCATGGTGGACTGCATTTAACTCA